GTCATTGGCCATTCATGCCATCTAATGATGATGAAGACTTTACTTAATGGCCAGAGAAAGCTATCGTTTAAGGAAATCAGACGCATGATTTCTCCCTTAAACTTGACCCTCCTGAAAAGGAGGGTTTCTTTTTGTCAAAAAATCAGCGATAGTTGTGACAGTTATTTCACAGTTTACCACTGAAACTAAGGTAAAAAGGCTTGATATTATGCTTCCAGAGAAAAAGAAAAGAGGACGTCCGTCCAAAAAAATAGAGCCTGAGACAATCGTCCAGCGTCCAATTAAAAATGGTCCAGCTGTAAAGCCACAGCAATGGGATGGAAAATTTAAATCAGTTGAGCCTCTCGGAACGCAAAAACCAGCTCGCAAAAGACCATACAAATGGAATCACAACGCAACAATAAACTGGATCATGGGTCAAGCAGACCCAGTTGGGTTTCTTGCGGATGTTATGGCAGGAAAAGAAATATTTAGTGTTTACACAAAAGATTCTGATGGGATAGCAACGCCATCAGGAAAAATATCAGCAGACCCAGAGCTTAGGGTTATGGCTGCTAAAACACTTTTAGGTAAATGTGTTCCTGATTTAAAAGCAGTTGAAATAACTGCCCAGATAGAAGAAAGAAAGGTGCTGGACATCAGCAGATTGAGCGATAATGACCTCACCACAATTGAACGAGTTCTTGAACACGCTGTCATTGAAGGAAGTGAGAGCGGAGAAGATGAAGAGATCTCTGAAGGAGTTTACGAAGAGCTCTTGGCCAACGATTGAGCCAGGACGCGACTTCTACGACAACTGGCACATTGATGCAATCAGTGAACATTTACAAGCTGTTGTTGAAGGTGACATCAAGCGTCTTATAATAAACATACCACCTCGGCACATGAAGTCAATTTCAGTTGCTGTTGCTCTCCCAGCTTGGACTTGGACTATCCAGCCAGAAAAAAGATTCTTGTTCGCATCATACGCTTCATCACTTTCCGTCAGAGACTCGGTTAAGTGTCGTCGGCTCATATCAAGCCCATGGTATCAGAATCATTTTGGCGATAAGTTTTCTTTGACAGGTGACCAGAACCAAAAGCAAAGATTTGAGAACGACAAAACTGGTATGCGTATCGCCACCTCAGTTGATGGTGCGTTGACTGGTGAGGGTGGTGACATTATTGTTATTGATGATCCGCACAATGTGCGTGAAGCTGAATCATCAGCTGTTCGTGAGGGTGTTCTTGAGTGGTGGGATCAGGCGATGCAGACTCGTCTCAATGATCCTAAGACTGGTGCCTTTGTTATTATCATGCAGCGAGTTCACGAGAACGACTTGACTGGGCACATATTGGCGAATGAACATGACGATTGGGATCATCTGTGCTTACCTGCTCGGTATGAAGTCGGGCATCCAAGCGAAACAAAATCAAAACTCAACTTCACAGATCCGAGAACAAAAGAAGGTGAGCTCCTCTGGCCAGACCGAATTGATGAAGCAACACTCTCAAATCTCGAGAGGTCACTGGGTACATATGCCTCCGCAGGTCAATTGCAGCAACGTCCAATGCCGAAAGGTGGGGGAATCTTGCGAGCTGAATGGTGGGTTCCATGGGAGAGTGATGATCTGCCCGAAATAGAATATGTGATACAATCTTATGACACAGCATTCTCAACAAAAGAAAAAAGCTCATACTCAGCCAGAACAACATGGGGTGTGTTCCGCAAGAATGGCCAGATAAATGTTATTGTTATTGAGATGTGGTATGACAGAGTTACTTATCCTGAGCTCAGGACTCTTGCCCAAGAGGCATATGATGATTGGCAACCAGANGCAGTTTTAATTGAAAAGAAAGCATCTGGCCAAAGTTTGCTNCAAGATTTACGCATGGCTGGCGTCCCAGTTCTTGAGTACAACCCAGANAGNGACAAAGAAGCTCGTGCCCATGCATCATCAGCTTTGTTGGAGGATGGACGAATTTACTTTCCTGCAAGCAAAAAATGGGCTAAAGATTTAATAGACATATGTGCTGCATTTCCAGCAGGAGACAATGACGATATAGTTGACACTTGCACTCAGGCGTGGTTGCGGTTACGTAAAGGTTGGTTTATCAGTCACTCTACTGACTATGAAGATGATGAGCCCACTGAAACAAAAAGGATAACTTTGTATGGCTAGACAACCTATACCATTCGCTGAAGGTTCTCCACCAGACGAGCTTCAAGTTGAGGCTTTTGGGGATGATGAAGTTCTTATTGGTGATCCAAGCCTAGACATATCACAAGACATTGACACTGAATTTGATTCAAATCTTGCTGAAGAGATTTCAGAAAAAGAATTAAAAGGCAAAGCATCTCATTTAATAACAACGTATGAAGAAGACCGAGAGGCTCGCTCTGATTGGGAAGAGCGATACAAAGCTGGCTTGCGCACTGTTGATCCTGATGGTGGCATGAGTGAAGAAGAAGATGCCAGAGCAAGTCGAGGTCTGAGTACTGTTGTTCACCCTATGATCGCAGAAGCTGCAACCCAGTTTAATGCCAGAGCCATTGCAGAGTTGTATCCCTCTGGTGGTCCAATCAAAACTATCATAGTCGGCAACCCAGACGAAGAAGTTGAAGAGCAAGCTCGTCGTGTTAAAGATTACATGAATTATCAGATCACTCAAGAGATGCCTGAGTATTTTCCTGACCTTGATAAGATGCTTTTCCAGCTCCCACTTGTTGGCCATGCTTTTAAAAAGGTTTGGTGGGATGCTAATCTTGATCGTCAGTGTTCAAAATTTGTTAAAGCTGAGGACTTTGTTGTTGCCCCAGAAAGTACAGATCTTTACACCTCGCAAAGATATACTCATTTAATTCGCATGCCTCGCAATGAGTTTAATAAATATGTTGAGGCTGGTTGGTATCTGCCTAGTGAATATAGTGGCGATGGCATTGACCCATCAGGAGACACAACTGAAGATATTGAAGGTGTAGATCCATACAGCAATTCAGACGAGACCATGACTCTTCTTGAGATGCATGTTTATGAGTCTTTTGATGGGGTTGATGGCTACGACGATTCTGGTGACGATGACAATGTTGTTGGGTTGCCATATGTGATAACAGTTGATTATGATGCTGAGAAAATTTTAAGCGTCCGCAGAAACTGGAATCCAGAAGATCAAAAGATGAAGCGTCTTGATTGGTTCGTCAGCTACCCATTTCTTCCTGGAGTTGGATTTTATGGCTTTGGTCTTTATCATCTGATTGGTGGCCTAGGCAAAGCAGCAACAGGTTCGCTCAGAGCTTTGCTTGATTCAGCTGCATTCGCAAACATGCAAGGTGGCTTTAAGTTAAAAGGCAGAGTGACAGGTGGCGACCTTCAGATCAATCCTGGAGAGTTTGCTGATCTTGATGCGACTGTTGATGATGTTAACAAAGCAATAATGCCTTTGCCATTTAAAGAGCCTAGTGGTGCGTTGTTTAATCTTCTTGGTTTTATAACAGAGGCTGGTCAGCGTTTTGCTAATACTTCAGATATGAATGTTGGAGATGTTAATCCTAATGCCCCAGTCGGCACAACAGTTGCTCTGATTGAACAAGGCAGTAAATCATTCTCAGCAATACACAAACGTCTTCACTACGCACAAGGCCAAGAGTTTAAGTTACTCGCAAGATTAAATGCGAAGTACCTACCTGAGCAATTTGAGTTTGCTTTGTCTGGTTCTTCGGAGATTATTTATGCGGCTGATTTTGATGCTCGTATTGATGTCATCCCAGTCAGCGACCCAAACATCTTCAGCACAGCACAACGCATCGCACAAGCTCAATCAATACTGCAAATGGCAAATGCCGCACCCCAACTTCACAATATATATGAAGCCTATAAGCGTATGTATGAAGCCATCCGCATTCCAAACATAGACCAGATCCTTATTGAGCCAAAAGAGGCAGTCAGGCTTGATCCAATTGATGAGAATATGAGCATCATGTATGGCAAGCCAATCAAAGCATTTCCTGAGCAAGACCATGATGCCCACATAGCTGTTCACATGCAGTTTATGCAAGATCCATCTTTGGCAGGGAATCCTGGAGCTGCAGCGATGCAACCTTTGCTGATTGCGCATATCGCTGAACACGTTGCATTGTTGTATCGTCAGCGCATGCAGTCTGCTATTGGCGTCCCATTGCCAAGCATCCCAGACATCAGAGACCCAGAATTCTCGTTTGAGGATATTGATCCTGCTATGGATATGATCATAAGTCAAAAAGCTGCACAGGTCGTAGCTCAATCACCTCAGATGGAAGCCATCAAGCCTATCGCTGCATTGGCAGGTCAACAACAACAGAATCCACTTCAATACGCTCAACAACTAGCAGAGCTAGAAGCCCAAGCACTTCAAGCAAGAACTCAAGCCCAGATCGCTGCCGATCAGGCCAAAGCTCAAAACGCTATGGATATCAAACAAGCTCAAGCTCGCCAAGACATGGAAATTGAAATGGCCAAGGCTCAAGCTGACCTTCAAGCCAAGGTTGCAAAACTAGAGGCTGATCTTCAAATCGAAAGAGAGAAGAATGCAGCCAAATTACAAATGGAGATGATTAAAAATGGAAATGTCTGATGGTATGCAAAATCCTAATATGAATACAGGCTCTATGAGCGACAGAGAAGCTGAAATGATGCCAGCTCCTTCAATGCCGATGCTTCCTCCTGAGATGATAGATGCAATACAAACTTTGATCTCAATGGGCATGACCCCAGACGAGGCAATTAATCAAATCGCAACAGAAGTTGACCCAAGCCAATTCTCTGGCCAAATGGGTGCATTGCCTGCAGGTCAAGTTTCAAATGCAGAACAAAGAATGATGCCTGAAGAAGCACCAATGGATCAAAATCAAATGGCTGAGTATCTTCAAAACAAAGTCGCTGAAATCAGAAGTAGAACAGGTGGTCTGACTCAAATGGGAGCACTTCCCCCACAAGGTGCTATGCCACCACCTCAGAGATAGGATTCAGTCATGGCTGAGAAAAATGGTGTTTTGTCATCTTTTGGTATAAAAGAATTTGAAGATCTCAAAAGAGGACTTGAAAGAGGAAACCCAGCACTGGGAACATCTGGTGGACCATCAAAGTCTAATGTACTTGGAGCTTTAACTTCGATAGGTACAAAAGCAATGAATGTTGTACCTGTTGGCCAAGCGATCAGTGCTTTGAATGTTTATGGGAATGTTACAGCCGAGCAAGCAGCTGCAGCTGCATTGGGCAGAGACCCTGTATATTCAGCCGCAGTTTTAGGAGACCCAGTTCAAAATTTTTTAACAGGAAATAAGTCCCCGTCTGCTATG